GCGTTCCTTGAAGGAGCGCTCTAACCCCCCAACTCCAAACCAACCCCCCCCTTAACATATGCCCGCAACACTCATCACCTCCCAAACTGGCATCCGCCAGGACCTCTCCGACCTCATCGCGGTCGTGGACGCAAAATCATGCCCCGTCGTCTCCATGGCGAAGAAGGGCGCAGAACCCATCAACCCCCTCACCCAATGGCAAGCTGACGCCTTCGGCACTCCCTCGCTGACCGGCGTTCTCTCGAACTCGGATGTCACCGCTTCCGACTACGAAGACCAAGCCGCAAACCGCGTGCTCCTCTCGGCCCGCATTCAGAAGTTCCGCCGCGTTCCCTCTGTGGACGATCTGGCGAACACCGTTTCTGAAGTTGCCGGCATCGGCAAAAAGAAAGAAATGGCCCGCGCCGTCAGCAAATCCCTCGAGATGCTCAAGCGCGACATGGAAGCTACCTTCTGCTCGGACCAAGAGTCCCGCGAGCAATCCGGCTCCAACGCCTACCTCACCCGTGGCCTCGGCCGTTGGGTGCAAAACGGCGCTCAGTCCGACCTCCCCGTCAACGCCAACTACCGCACGCCCACCGGTTCGATCAACGCGACCGCCACAGCGAGCCTCACGGAAAACAACATCCAGGACATGCTCCAGAGCATCTACTCCCAGACCGGCAAGGTTTCGACCTACAGCCTCGTCTGCGGACCGACGCTCAAGCGCCAGTTCACCTCCTTCACCCGCACCCAGTTCGCTTCGACGAATGTCGCCAGCGCCATTCGCGTGTTGAACCAAAAGGACGAAAATAAGATCGTCTCGACGGTCGATATTTTTGAAGGAGATTTTGGCACTTTGGAACTCATTCCAAGCCTCTTCCTGGCCGCTGACGCGACCACAAACGCAGCCGCTGTGCAAAACGGCCGTGGCTATGTCCTCGACATGGACATGGTCGAGCTCCGCTACAACCGCAAGCCCCGCTTCCAAGAACTGGAAGACCGTGGCGGTGGCCCACGCGGCATCGTGGACGCGATCTGCGCCCTCTGCGTCAAGAGCCCTCTGGCTCTCGGCAAGTTCGCACCGACAGCCTAATCCAGCCTCCCCCGCATAGGCCCTACGGAGGGGCGCTCACCACCCTCCAGATAAACCCTGAGCGCCCCTCCCAATGCGGGACAATTTTCTAAATGTCCGACCTCGCAGTAGAACTCGAAGCCGATCTTGGTGACCTCGCCCCGCTGGTCACTGAGGAACTACGCACCGGCTGGCACGCCAGCATGGTCAACGCCGAGATGCGCCAGCAGCGCATCAAAGCCGCCAGCGACCGCATCGCCGCAGCCCGCAGCACGGTGGACGGCATCGGCCAGCACACCATGAGCGTCGATTTCGATTCCTACATCTACTGGAACAACCTCTACCCCGGTTGCTGGAAGGACAAAGGATTCCGCGAGGAATTCAAAAAAGCCAACCCCCACACCGTCGTCACCACCACCGCCAAGCCGACCATCGTCGTCCAATGAAATCCTCGGACATCTCAGAAATCATCGGCCTCGTCGAAGAAGCGGAAACCGACGCCGCGAATTACTGGTCGCGGAAAAATCTCAACTACAACCAGCGCTTCTGCCTCTGGCCAGGGCAAGACGACACCGGCCGCAAAATTTCGTCGAACCTCGGCAAAAACGCATTCCCATGGGATGGGGCGAGTGATTCGCGCATACGGCTTTCCGATATGTTAATTAATGAGCGCGTGCGGCTTATGAAGAATTCCTTCACCCGCGCCCGTCTCGCTGTGATGCCCACCGAGACGACCGACATCATGGCCGGTCGCAAAGTCGAGACCGTCATCCAGTGGCTTCTCAACTCTCACTGCGCCGCCATGACCAAGCGCGAGGTGGAACTCGCCGCAAACATCCGAGAAACTTACGGCCTCGCCGTGATGGGCGTCTTCTGGCGCCGCACCACTCGCAACGAAAAACTCACCTTCACGCTTGAGTCTCTCCAGCAGCAATACCTCGAGACCGGCGACCCCCAGCTCGCCATGATGATCGAGGCCATCCTCGACCCCACGCAGGAAGAAGCCGTGGCCCGCGAGATGGATCTCCTGCTCCCAGGCCAAGGCACCGCTGCCAATGTCCGCAAGCTCCGCGAGACCGGAGCGTTTGAATACGACTCGCCCTACATCTTCGAGAACCTCCCCGATTGGCAAGCCTACGAGCCGTGGGAGGACATCATCTTCCCGCCCTCCACCTACGACCTCCAGCGGGCACCCTTCATCGCCTGCCGCGAACTCCTCCGCGAAGACGAGCTCCGCGAGCGCGAAGTCACCGAAGACTACGACCCACGCTGGATCGAGGAGGCCATCAAACACAAAGGCATCTCCCGCCGCACCGGCCGGAACATGTATCGCATCACCGATACATTCCTGCTCTCCGACGACCGCGACATGATCGAGGTGTGGCGCGTCTACCAGAAGAAATGGAACGAAAAGATCGGCGCCATGGAGGTCATCTGCACCCACATCCAGCCCAGCGTTGTGGACCGTGTCGCCAAGTCCGAGGCCATGGGCTACGAGCACGGTCAGTATCCCTTCATCGAGCTACCCCTCGAGCGCACCAGTCGCCCCCTCATTGAGGCCCGAGGCGTGCCCGAGCTCGTCGCCACCCAGCAGAGCGAGATCAAAGTGCAACGCGACTATCGCAGCGACCGCGCCAGTTTGACCATTCTCCCCCCGCTCAAAGTCCCCGCCAATCGCGGCAAAATGGAAATCGTCCTCGGCCCCGCCAAGCAGCTCCCAGAGCGTCGCCCCGGCGAATTCCAGTGGATGGCCCCGCCTGTGAATGACATGGGCACCATCGAAATCGAAGCCGCCACCCGGCGCGATGTGGACGAGTATTTCGGCATTCCCCGCGCCGACATGGCCCCGCAGCGGGCACTGCTCGCCCAACAGGATCTGGTCGATACCTGGCTCGCCGACATGGCCCTCATCCTCGGCCAGACATTCCAGCTCTGCCAGCAATACCTCGACGACATCCAGTTCGTGCGAGTCGCCGGCGGACTGCCCACCCCCTTCCGCGCCAGCCGCCAAGACATCCAGGGCAAATACGACCTCCGCCTTGACTTCGACGCCCGCACGCTCGACTCCGAGGCCCTCAAAATCAAGCTGCAAGGGCTCACTCAACTCATCCCCCTCGACACGCAAGGCGTCATCGACCGCGCCGGACTCGTCAAATTCCTCTTCGGCTCCATCGACCCCAATCTCTCCGAGCTCCTCATCCGTGACGCCGAGGCCGCCAGCCAGCAAGAAATCGACGACGAGCAGGTCCAATTCACGAAAATCGCCGCCGGCACCGAGCCTCCTCTCAAAGGCGAAGGCCAAAACTTCCAGCTCCGCCTGCAAACCCTGCAAAACATCGTGCAGAGCAACCCCGCCATCCAGCAGCGCCTGCAACAAGACCAAATCTTCGCCGCCATGCTCAACGCCCGCATGGAATCCTTCGCCTTCCAGGTCCAACAACAACAGAACGCCCAAATCGGCCGCGTCGGCGCCCAGCCCGGCCTCCAAAAAGTCGCCGAAGAAATGCAAGGAGGCGCACAATGAAGGCGACGCCCTACCGCACCGTCCGCGACGGCGTGATCTCCCGCATGGGCATCGACCCCGCGCAGCCGCTCATGGCTTCGCAGGCCACGGCGCTCGCGGAGTATTTGACAACCGCTGCGGCGACGGCTTGGACATTTTTTGATTGGCCCGAGGTTTATTTGACCGAGGCCCGCACGCCTGCGGGCGATGGATTCCAGACCGGCGTCTACACCTACGAGTCCGACTATGTGGGAACCACCTCCTATATTGGCCGCGCTGTGCAGGGCTCGCAATTTTCGGACCCTGTGTGGCGAATCAAGCGCGTCACCACGACCGCTGCGGGCGATCTTCTGAATATCGACACCGCCGCGAATGTCGCGTGGGACGACCGCACGACCGCGACCTACATTGAGACCAGCGCGAATGAAGCCGCCGAGGATGAGTTCCCCTACATTCCGCTTGTTGCGCAAGGTCTGAAGCCTATCGGAACGGTGCTGAAAATCTACGACCGCAATCCTCACGAATGCGGCTCGCAGCCACTCACGAAGACCTTTTGCCATGTCGTCACCGACAACCGCATCCTTATCACTGATACCAGCTACACGGCGGGCGAGCCGGTCTGGGTCGAGTTCTCACTGCCTCAGCCGAAATTCACAGCGACCGCTTTCAACTCCTCCACCGCTTACGCAGCGGGCGATCTCGTTTACTACAACACCTCCGGCGATTGCTACGAAGCCATCGCCGACACGACCGGCAATCTCCCGACGAATGAGGAGTTCTGGCTACGCCACCGCATCCCTGCCTTCCTCGCCGACTACCTTAAATTTTACGCCCTCGCCGAAACGCTTTCCGAGGACGGCCAGATGGACAAGGCCACCTACCAGTTCGCCCGCGCCGAAGGCATCCTGCAACAGCGAATGGACGACGCCTGGCTCCGCAAAGGCGAGGTCCGCCGCTACTCCGCTTCGTTCCAATAATCACCCCTTGACACCCTTCACCATAATTAAATTAACGACATGAGCAACCCCACCGTCCAGATCGCCGCCCGCAACACCGCTGGCATTGTCCAGCCCGTCCAAGCCACACCAGATGGGGCTCTGCGGGTGAGCACAGGTTTTCCGACTCCTGCTTACACCAAGTATGAAAATGTTCGTTTCACCTCCCCCGCGACGAACAACACGAACTATGTGGAGTTCACCTTCAGCGGCACCTCGGTAGCCCGAATCGTGAATACCTATTTCGGAGCAAATCCTCCCACCGCCGACAACGCGGAGATCCGCAGCGTCGAGATCAAATTCCCGCCCTACGCGTAAATGTCGCAGGTTTTCTTCAACCCCTTTTCCGGCGCAGCGCAGAATATCGCTCTGCCGCAGCTCGACTCATCGGGCCAAATCTCCGGCGCGATGATTCCAGACGACTTTGACGATGTGCAAGCCTTCCCGACCCTCGAAGACTTTCCAAACCCCGGCACCGTAGCCCGCATCTACTTTCCGCAAGATTCCAACATCCCCCATCGTTGGGACCCCGACACCCTTTCCTACCTCCCCATCGCCTCCGACGCGGACGGCGGTGAGTTTTAGGACAACCCCGCAGAACAACCAAACACCCCCAAAACATCATGCCAAATACCCTTCGCATCAAACGCCGCCTCTCCGGTAACGCCGGAGCCCCAGCCAGCCTCGCTATCGGCGAGTTGGCGTATAATAAAGTAGATGACCGCCTCTATCTGGGACTCGATTCCGGAATTATCACGCTGGCGGGACATGGCGAATATGCCAAAAACTCCGACCTCGCCTCCGAAGTCTCCACGCTGAACTTGAGCATCAGCGGTGAAGCCGACCGCGCCACCGCAGCGGAAGCCGCGCTCGGCGTTCGCATCGACAATGTTCTCTCGAATGTCACTCCCGGCTCGCTCGATTCGTTGACGGAAGTGGTCGCCGCCTTCGAGGCCGCCGACAGCAACCTCAACGGTGCGATCACCTCCCTCGCCAACAGCGCCTCCAGCGCCCTGACCGCCGAGGTCAACCGCGCCACCGCAGCCGAGCAAGCGCTTGATGGCCGTGTCACCACAGCCGAGAGCGACATCAACGCCCTTGAGTCCCGCGCCACCAGCATCGAAGGTGCTGCCTCGACCCTCGCAGGCCGTGTCACCACAGCCGAAGGCGACATTGATGCAGTCGAAGCCCGCGTGACCACTCTCGAAAACGCCAGCGCCGACTCACGCCTCGACGAGGTGGAGAGCGACATTGCCGCGTTGGAGAGCCGCGCCACTAGCATCGAGTCCGCAGCGACAACCCTCGCCGGTCGTGTGACGACTGCCGAGTCCGACATCGACGCCATCGAGTCCGCAGCGACCACGCTGGCTGGCCGTGTGACGACCAACGAAGGCGACATCGACGCCCTCGAAACTCGCGCAGGCAACATCGAATCCGCAGCCACCTCGCTCACCTCCCGCGTTTCCGCGCTCGAGACCGAGATCGACGGCGGCAGCTTCTAATAGCTCCCTCCCCCCACAGCGGCGGTGCGGTTCCAGCCCGCGCCGCCGCCACGGGGCCACTGCTTAAAACTTAATCCTTAAAACTTAAAACTTCCCCAATGGCCACGGTCATCAAGCTCCTCCGCAGCACGGTAGCAGGCCGAGTCCCCGCCGCCGCCCAAGTGGCCGAAGGGAGCCTCGCCTTAAACCTCGCCGACCGGCGCTTGTATTCCAAGGACCATACCGGAGAAGTCTTCCGCCTCGCCCGCCCCCGCGACCCCAGCGACTACCTGCTCCTCCACGCCGCAGACGGCGACGACCTCTACCTCGGCCGCCTCGCCTGGACCGACTACCCCTCAAGCGGCCCCGCCGAAGATTCCACTGCCTGGACAATCTACCGCATCACCACCGACGCCGCAGGCAATGTCTCCTCCGAGCAATCCGCAGTCGGGCAGTGGAGCAACAAAGAAAACCTGAGCTATTCATGATTTCGCCCCTCTACGGCCAACTCTCCCCCCTCCGCGTGCCGACTACGATGCGCCGTGTCTCGGATGATAACGACGCGAATTCCTATTTGCTCGCCGTGGAATCCGCCGACGGCCACGAGCTAGAGTCGGGCGTCATCACAGCAGTCGAAGCATTCATCACCGGCTGCAAATCCGACGGCATCTGGACCGCCCTCAAAGCCTCTTGCATTTTGGCAGGCGCACGCACGCTTAACGGCGCGCTTGTCCCACTTGTTGGCACGGCTCCGACCAATTCAAATTTTGTCACCGATGATTACAACCGCAAAACAGGTCTAAAAGGTGATGGAACAACGAAATTTTTAAGTGCCAACCGAAATAACAACGCCGATCCTCAGAACTCAAAGCATGTTTCAGTAAATATTAGCGAACTGCATACTGGAACAGTTTCTCAGTGGTTTATTTCGAGTGGCAATAGTGGCGCGGGGCAATGCGCGATTTTATTTGGCTCCCCAACCTATCGTTTTCTTTCGCCAAATGGTTCTTCAATAACATCTAATGTATCGCCGTCATCTGGATTCAAAGGAGCCAGCCGCAATAATTCTGCCACCTTTGATCGCCGAAATGCAGGCAGCACGGCAGCTATCACCGACCCCAGCCGAACTCCGGTAAATGCTAATTTCAATGTCTTTAAAAGAGATGGTGGAAACCACGCAAACGCCCGCCTCTCCTTTTACTCCATCGGCGAGCACCTTGACCTTGCCCTCCTCGACACCCGCGTCAGCACCCTCATGACCGACCTCGCCGCCGCAATATGACACTCGCCGACCTCATTCAACAGCCCGTGAACTACGAATCCGCGAAAGACCTCGCGCTCGTCTTTTCGCCCGAACTCGCAGCCCAACTCGCCGCCGTCCAAGCCGAGCATGGCAACCCGCGCCATGTGGCCAGCCCCGTCGATCTCGTCGATGGCCGCAAAATGCTCTGCGCGGATTTGCTGACCGAAGTCGGCCCCGGCGGCCTCTACTCCGGCGGATTTGCGCATCTCCCCGCCGAGCTTTTCCCGCTCGTCGAAGTCCTCCCCATGTCCGAAGTCCTCCCGCTCCTGCCACAACCCGAAGAAATCTAAACCCACCACCAACTCATGCTCGAACAAGTCTCCACCTCCGTAAAGTTCCTCGCCTTTTTCACATCGTCGAAACAAGGCAAGACCGGTCTTACCGTCACCGTTGACATCTACAATCCAAGCGGCACCCAGATCGTGACCGCAGGCAGCGCCACCGCCCTCGGCGGCGGATTGTATTCTTACACGCTCTCATCGGACAATTCCTCGGAGGGCGAATACGCCGCCATCTTCAAAACCAGCGACTCCACCGTGGACGCCCAGCACATCCCGAGCCTCTGGGTTCTAGGACGCGCCGGAGTCGAAAACCTCGACGCCGCCACCAGCACACGCCTCGCTTCATCGGGCTACACCGCCCCAGCGAACTCGGACATCTCGGCAATCAAGGCAAAAACCGACAACTTGCCAGCAAGCCCTGCAGCCGTCAGCGACATACCAACCGCCGACATCGCCGCCATCAAGTCCTCCACAGACAATCTCCCCAGCGACCCCGCAGACCAAAGCCTCGTCGAGTCCGCCATCTCCGCCCTCTCGATCCCGACCGTGGTCCAGATCCGCACCGAACTGGATTCCAGCTCGACCAAACTCGCTAACCTCGATGCCACGATCTCCAGCCGCCTCGCATCGGCAGACTACAACGCGCCGACCAGCGCCCCAACCGCAGCTTCTGTGGCCAGCGCCGTGTGGAGCGCCGCCACGCGCACCACAACCGGCGGCACCGTGGACACCCTTACCAATGCGCCCGATGTGCCCACCGAGGGTGAAATCGCCAGCGCCGTCTGGTCTGCTGCCTCCCGCCAAATCACCGGCGGCGTGGTCGATACCCTCACCAACGCACCCGCCAGCGTCACGCCAACTGACATCTGGTCGCACGCCACCCGCACGCTCACCAGCGCAAGCGGCCCGACAGCCATCGAGATTCGCCAAGAACTCGATAGCAACTCGACCCAGCTCGCCGCGATAAAAGCGAAGACCGACAATCTCCCCGCCTCGCCCGCTGCAACCGGAGACATCCCAAGCGCGAACATCTCGGCCATCAAGGCCAAGACCGACCTGCTCCAGACCGACAGACTCGCGCAATGCTCGACCGTGGCCACCACCGGAGCGCAGCTCGCCGCCGCCCTCAGCTAACAATGGACACGCACCAAGCCACCGCCTCCTTCACCGGCCTCGTCGCTACGGCGACGGGGCTCGGGGTGTCGATGCTTCCCGAGATCGAAGC